TCCATCCCATCCACTTCAGTCTATCAATCCTGCCTCAATGATAGACTCAATCTATCGATAGATCAAAGCTATTGATCCTAGCTTATTGATAGTCGATACAGATAATCTATTGATCTCGTGAGGTTGATAGCCTGGCTGTATCGTCAGTGATCGATAGAGAAAAGCTATTGATATGAGGAAAATGAAGGGGGGGGAGGGGGGATTGGACAGCAGTATTATTATAGTACCCTCCCAATTTTGCAAAAGGCAAATTTCAAACATCCAAAATTCCCTAATGAAATCAGCAATTTAAAAAAAGAGGTAATTTAGATTAAGAAATATGATTTTCAAGCTGGTTTCTATATAACTAAAAGTGATAAAGAATCAATTTGATATGAAAATTAATCATAAGAGATTTGTAACAAACACTTGACAGGTTTTCAGGCTTTTAGTACAATACCCTTGACCTGAACATCAAGGTCAACACCGCAGATTACTTCGCCAGCTCAGTAACTGCAAGCAGAATAACAGAAAGGCTGGTTAGGGTAAGGTTCTGGTGTAGCCTGGTCTGTGACTCCCACGGCAGGGGGAGAACCAAAGGGAATGGTAATAGAAAGTTCTAGGCTTAAAACCGCCACTTCTCTAATAAGGATTTAAAAGGGTCCACTTCTCTAATAAGGAAGTTATCGTGTCAAGGACTACCCGTAAGCCTCTGACTAGAGGTAAGTCTGTATCTCCCGGCTGTCGCAATAACGGTTCATGCCCATTCTGTAAGTCCAATAGAACTCACAAGCATAAGCGATCTGGCATTCAGGAGCCGCATGAATCTTCTAGCCCACCCTAGCTACGATAAAGCTACCCCAGAACAAAGAGCCGCTATCTGCAATGGATGCGGTGCTGCTGGAGCCAAGTTTGATTTCGTCCCAGATACTATCTACGGCCTCAAGATATCTGAAGCCTGCTTCCGTCACGACTGGCGTTACAATCTAGGCACTACCCTAGAGGAGAAAGCGCACGCCGATTGGGAGTTCCTGCAGAATCTTCTTATGATTATCGAGTCAGCCCCAGGTCTATTTAACAAAGCCTTACGTATCCCACGAAGAGCTAGAGCCATGAAGTACTATGGCGCTGTTAGAGACTTCGGAGATAAAGCCTTCTTCGCAGGTAAGATATGAAAGACCCTAGAATTGAAAGAGCCGGAGTACAGGGATTTAACAAGCCCAAAAGAACACCCGACCATCCCACGAAATCTCATGTGGTTGTAGCTAAGGATGGCGACCAGGTCAAGACAATCCGATTTGGTCAGCAGGGTGTCTCAGGCTCCCCCAAGAGAGAAGGTGAGTCAGGGGCTGATAAGGCCAGACGGGAGTCCTTCAAGGCAAGGCATAAAGAGAACATAGCCAAGGGCAAGATGTCTGCGGCATACTGGGCTGACAAGGTTAAGTGGTGAAATATGAAAGGTCTATACGCAAACATTAACGCAAAGAAGAAGCGCATTAAAGAAGGGTCTGGCGAGACCATGCGCAAGGTTGGAGCTAAAGGCGCTCCGGCTGATGACGCATTCAGGGATGCCGCCAAGACCGCCAAGAAGCCTAAGAAAGGTAAGCGATAGTGGCAATGGGCGTTAAGCATTACTTCAAAGACG